CGATTTAGAAAAAGAAATAGAAAACGTTTTCGACAAATGGGAGGTGGTTTCGATATTCCTCAACATAAACAAAGTGCTGGTTCTGATGAGGCTTTAGCGCAACATAATGCAAATCAAGAAAGAGCTGCTGATGAACAAGTTGCTGCTAATAAAGTAGGTGGTGGAAGAAGACGCAAATATAAAACAAGAAGAAGACAGGTAGGTGGTGAAAAATTTACAGTTCCACAAGATCGTAATGCTGGTGAAGATGGTAATGCATCTATGAGAAAAAGTTCGGAAATGTTAGCACAATCTCAAGCTGATCAAATGCATGATGCCAAAAGTGGTGGTGGAAGAAGACGACGAACAAGAAGAACAAGGAGGAAAAGAAAAAGAAAAACAAAACGTAGAAAAAGGCACTACAAAAAAAAGAAAACAAAAAGATATAGAAAAAGACGTTAATTTGTAAAATAAAAATCACACTATATTTTAATATGAACATTTGGGATATATTAAAATTGTTAATTGTTATCGGAGTATTTGTTGGTATATTTTTTGGGAATATGATAGCAGTAGGTATTCAAAACATAAAAGATAATTGGCCAAAACATAAGTGTAATCCTATGATTATGCCATTTGCTGGTTATTTAGGATACGATACTATGGAAAATTTTACAAGTTGTGTAGCAAATATTATGGAAGCTTTAATGTCTCGTTTTTTAAATCCTGTCTTTTCAACTTTAGATATGATGACAGCTGTTGGTGGTAATTTAATGAAAGATATGGATAAAATTAAAACGATGATGCCAAAATTTCAAATGATGAATTTTGATATATTTGGAAATATCACAGGAATATTCACAAATATCCTGGTAAAAGTCCAAAAAATGATAATAAAATTAAAAGATTTGGTTATGAAAATTGTTGGAGCAGCAGCAATTATAATTAATATTACAGATGGTTTATCCATGGGAGCTGCTAGTTATAATTGTGGCCCAAATGGTGATTTCATAAGAGCAGCAGCTGGTAAATTTACAAGACCTTCGTGTTGTAGTAATCAAACTTGTTGTTTTTTACCATCTACGCCTATAAAGCTTGAAAATGGAAATTATAAACAAATGAAAGATATTGAAATTGGTGACAAATTAGAAAAAAACATAGAAGTCATAGCAACAATGAAAATTAAAGGAGATGGTTCTTCATACTATAAAATTTATAGTAAAAAACTAAAAAAATATATTTATGTCACTGGAACTCATTTGATCAAAGATAATAAAAGACAAAAATTTATACCTGTTGAGGAATATGAATATGCTGAAAAAACAAATATAGTAGATAATGTATTTTCTTGTTTAGTTACTAGTAATCATAATATACCAGTAGGTGAATTGATTTTTTGGGATTGGGAAGACTAGAATATTTTCCACTTATATTATAAATGGAAAATGTTACATCTGTTGATAAAATAGAAAAAAAATACGATAAATCTGGATTTTTAGTAAAATATGGCGGTTCTATTACAATGGCTTTTATATTAATATCTACTTTTAGTCTAATTACATCTTATTTATGTATTAAAGTTTATGCTAAACCTATAAAAGATGATTGGGCAAAATATAAATGTAATCCATTGGTTTTACCTTTTGCAGGACTAATACAAGATAAATCTCCAGCTCAAGTTCCCATATATACTGCTGAAAATTTTAGCGAATGTGCGAATAGTATATTAGAACAAATTGTTATTACTTTTACAAAACCAGTATATCAAACATTAGATAGTATTGTTTTAGCTTTTAATAAGATTGCTGAAGGTGTTCAAAAATTAAGAGATGAATTTTTTCAATTATTTGAAAAACTAATGTCTTTGTCGTCTTATATACAAAATAAAGTTATTAGCGTCATTATACCTTTTCAGAAATTATTAATTAAATTAAAAGATACGTTATCTAGAGTAGCAGCAACTGTAAGCGCTTCATTCATGGCTATTTTAGGAATAAATCTAGCATTTGGTTCTTGGCTTAAAACAATGATAACTATATTTATAACTGTTTTTGTATTATCAGCTATGTATATTGTTTATTTGTGGATTATACCTTTTACGTGGATTCCAGCCGCAATTGCAACAGCCATTTGGGTTACTTTTTTCACCTTTTTTGCCATTGTTGCTGGTTGGGTGGGATATATTTACAAACAACAACAAGCGAGTATGCCTGCCGTTCCAGGAAAGCCAGCGTGTTTCGACGAAGATACTTTAATAAAAACTATTGATGGTAATAAAAAAATAAAAGACTTAAAATTAAATGAACGTTTAGGAAAGGATAATATCGTAAATGCAATTTTTAAAGTAAAGAATACTCAAAATATGTATGATTTAAATCACGTTGTTGTAAGTGGAGATCATTATGTATATAATGATAAATGGATACAAGTAAAAGACCATCCTAAGGCTATATTAATTCCTCAATACAATAAAAAGATTATTTATTGCATAAATACCACAAATAAACGTATAATAATCAATGACACAATATTTGCTGATTGGGATGATTTAAATACTATTGATTTTATGAAATTAAAAAATTACAGTATTATTAATAACATTAAAAATTTACATTGTTTTACAGATTCAGGATTAATTGGCACAACTAAAATTAAGTTACAAAATAATACAATAAAAAACATTAAAGATATTAACATTAATGATGTTTTGATGAATAATCATAAAGTAATGGCTATCGTAAAAATAAAAGCAAGTGATTTAAATCATAATTTTTACCAATTTAAAAATAATACAATATGCGGTTCAAATCTATTCTTTACTTCTGCCCATTTAGGAGATTTTAAAACCAAACGAATAAATAATAAGGAAAAAGTTTTTTATCATATAATTACGGATACAGGAAAATTCACAATTGATAATATTGAAATATATGATTATAATTCAGCAATTGAACATATATTAGATATTCGAGAGAATTGAATTATAATAAATAAAAAAAATATTATCTATTAATTATTTATATGGAGTTCAACATTTTTGGTATTAAAGTTCGATTAGAAGTTGTTTTATTATGTGTAGCATTAGGTATGATTATTGGAACAGAATTACTATGTTCATGTGTTAAAAAAGAAGGTTTTAATTTTGCTGCTTCCTACTTAACTCATAGTATGAGACACGGTGTTCCAACATTAAGAGAAACATTTGATGCTATGAAACCAGTACATGATTCTAGTGAAACATATGAAGAAGTAAAAGTCCCTTTACGCGAAGGTAGATTGTTCTTCTATGCAAATAATGAATTCAGTCCAGAATGTTGCAAACATTCTACAGTAAGTGGAACTGGTGGTTGCGCTTGTGAAACAAAAGAACAAATTGATTTTTTAAGAACACGTGGTGGTAATAAAACATTTGCGAAAACACAGGGATTTTAATTTTATAATAATATTTAAAAACTATAAAATATTATTATTAATGCGAATAAATTTATTAATTAATTTTTTGTTGTTATTTTGTTTTTTTACAAAATGTATTAATTCACAGTTATACACGCGAATACCAGAAAATGTTGTCTATGGTAGAATTAAATATTTCCTTGAAGAAAACTATATAAATAATTGTTTTGAATATAGAGAAGACGAATTTACATTATTATTAAAATGTTGGCGCCATAATAAATTGATTAATGCAAAATTTATTATAGAAGATCATATTATTTCTACAAATTATATTTCAAAAGATAATTCAGATTATGTAACTTATGTTGTTTAATCTTTTTTCATTAATTTTGCCAAAGGAAATTGAAAACATTTTGTTTTATGCGTTCTTTCTTCCTTTGCAACACTGTTTATCAATTTTGATTCTATTTTATTATAATTTACTACATTGTTAAAAGCTGTATCGATTATTTCATTCCCACTATTATCATCTACTAATAACATACCAGTATAATTACTTGTTATTGTAGTATCTTTTAAATCAGTAGTTTTACAATTACTATCAATAAATTTTTCACCAGTATAAGTTTGAAACAAATTACTACTAACATCAACACGTTGATGATAATCATAATATCCTTTTGTTAAATTTAGTAAGCTTGAATGATTTATTGCCGAACGTAATTGACCATTCATATAATTTTTTGCTAATTTTCGTCCTTTATTTTCTTTACCATAATCACAGTATATAGCTAAATTTCTTTTTCTTGAAATGTAATCTGTAGCTGTTAAATTTTCATTGTCGGGAGAACTAAAAAGTTTTGGCATCTTATATGTTATATATGAATAAATTAAATATCTCAATGTTTATATATTATGGATACTACAACTTTAAATATTGATAATTATGCAGATCATGAATTATTTAATTTATTTGATATTGAAATGGAAAATATACATAACGAAGAATTATTACAAGAAAAATATGATGTTTTAACTAGTAATATGGATGACACTGATGTGGATATTGAATTAAAACATAAAATACTATTTTTTTTAAATCAAGCTTATAACAAATTAAAAGAAATATCAATGAATAAAGATTATGACCCTGAAGATGCAAAATTCATACCTAGTTTAGAAAAAAACAGAGTATTTAACAATCAACACTTTCTTATAAAAAAAAATTCAAAAGAAGGTTTAACAGCTTTAATCAATCCATTAAAACGTTCAAATATTTCTAAATTATTAAATATTAATACCATCTTTAGAAGAGATTATTATAATACCAAATCAACTGATTTCGTTTTTGAATTATCACAATCATTAAATAATGTTATTAGTTTATCATTAGAAACAGCTGAAATACGCAATACTTGTTATGCTTTTTCTGATACATTACATACTAATGAATTTAACATTGAATTATATGATGTAACATTGTTAGATAATAGTGTAACTAATATGACCAATAAATCAATTTATATAAAAAATGGTAATTATAAAGGTGATGAACTTGAAGATTATCTAAATAAACAAATTTTTTCACAGGGTGAATTAAGTAGAATAGCTTGTAAATATGATAAACAAACTATGAAATTCCATTTTTTTAAAGATAATCGTTCAAGCGATAAAGGCGGAAAACCAGATACTGCAACTACATCATATAGATTTAATATTGATTTCAGATTAAAAACAAATCCGTCTAGAGAAATACAGAAAAATTTCGGCTGGTTACTAGGTTTCAGAAAACAAAGATATACTTATGATGATAATTATATAAAAAAAGAAGATGTTAATACCAATACATTGGAAGGTTTTAATCCAGAAGCTATTTTAAATACATTGGGAATGCCTTATATTTATTTATCAATTGATTGTTATAATAATAATCATAGTCAAACAATCATAGCACCTTTTGAAAATTCTATGATGACTGATACATCTATTTTGGCTAAATTAACATATAACTTAGGACATGAATACAATTATGATAAAAGTAGTAGAGCTTATGGATTTATTAGAGACTATTTTGGTCCTGTAAATATTTCTAGAATAAAAGTTAGAGTTTTAGATCAATATGGCAATGTTGTTAATTTCAATAACAACGATTTTTCTTTTACATTAAAATGCGAACAATTGTATGATCTTAATACAAATTAATTATATATTTTATTTAATTTGTATTTATTCAGCACTAGAAACATTATTTACTTCATCTAACTTTTCTTTGTAGTTCTTCATGAAATAACGTATAAATAATATCCTATCGTCTAATTTCATTTTTGATAATATTGTATGTAAATTTTGTTTTAAACCATTGGACATTTTTTGTTTTAATTGTAACCACTCTTCTTCTTCTTCATTAGATAATTTTTCTACTATAAATAATTCAGAACTCATTTATATATAATTGGACATAAATATAAATAATTTAACTTAATTATATATATGTTATTTATAAGTCCTCCATTTGGAAATTATAATTTTTTACCAAATGCAATGTCTATTAAAGGTAGTTTCACATTACATTATAGACCCGGTTTAATTCAACAAATATTTAAAACATTAAAATTCAATACTGAAAAAAATGGTTGGGTAAATAAAATTGGCTTACGTAATCCCGGTATTGATTATGCTATAAAATATTATAATAAGAATAATATAGTTAGCATAGCTATTATTAATGCGTCGGATATAGACTATATTGAAAATAAAATTCCAAAAGATATGAATATAGAACTTAATATTAGTTGTCCAAATATTGATCATAAACTTGTTTCATATGGATTAGATACTTTTTTAAATAAAAAACGTAAATGGTGCATTATTAAACTTTCGCCAAAAACAAAAATTAACAAAGTAGATTATTATTATAACATTGGGTTCAGACAATTTCATTGTTGTAATACTATACCTATCAAAGAAGGTGGATTATCTGGTCCAGAAATTAAAAACTATTCATTACCCATGATAAAATCAATAAAAATGAAATATCCTGATACTACCATTATAGGTGGGGGTGGTATCAGAACAATGAAAGATATAGAAGAATATAGAAAGGCTGGCGCCGACCATTTTAGTGTTTCTACTTTATGTTTTTCTCCATTAGGTCTTTTACGTCTTTATTGGAATTACAATAAAACTTCATCTTCTGCTTGAAATGTTTCTAGTTCTTGAATTTTTGCTTCTAGTTCTTGAATTTTAACTTTATTTGCTTCATTTTCTTTATTTAATTTGGTATAATTTGTTAATATTGTACTTAAATTGCCTAGCATATTTTTAACACTTATATTTTCATCTTCATCTTTCCTTAAAACCAATTTATATTTGCATTCTATATTTGTTTTTTCATTTTTTAATATTACAATCATATTATTATTTTTATTATTATTTGAAATAACAAATTTACAATTAGGTATTTCAGGAGTTTTTCCTAATTCATATTTTACATATTTAGGAAAGGAATTATTTGATAATCTTAACCAATGACTACTAGTAATTGTCATTTTTTCTTTAATAGAACTAATTAATAAATCTACAGACATATATATTATAGTATTATATTATATATGGTAATTAAAACTAGAAAATCTCTCCCAAATAAGAAGAAAAAACGAAAATCAAAAACGCGTAAGAAAAAGGGTATCAAAATAACTTATAAATTTGAATCTGGAAATTGCAAGATTATAAAAATAAATGAAAAAAATCCAAACAATATTTTAGTAACTTTAACTAAACGTCGTGAGCCTTATCCAGTTCATTTAAAAAGAAAATATGAAAATTGGTTTTATTTTAAAGTATCAAATTGTAAAAACAAAAAGA